CCAGTTCCAGTTCGTGGAACAGGGCGCCGCTGCCGGCGTTGTAGACGATGATCGTGCCGAACTCCCAGCGCACCGTCTGGCCCCAATGGTCGCTGCGCGCGTCCACAGTGTGCCCGATGGCCGATGACGACGGGTCGCCTATACACCATTGGTTATAGGCCCAGACGAAGTTGCGCGCCCGGTACTGCGCGAAGCCCGTGAGCGTGGTGGTCAGGGTCGTCCAGATCGGCTGGTTCAGAGCCTGCGTGGCAGCGAGGTCGAACACCACCGTGCGGTCTGGAAGATGGACGTACAGAAGCTGGTGGTTCTTGTCGTTGCGGGCTTCGAGCTTGACCTGAGAAAGCTGCACCTCGGTGTAGGTCAGCAAAAGGCGGTCAATCTCGTCGGTGCTGATCTTCTGCGCCGTGGCATTGGCGCCCATGTAGATGCCGGGGGCCTCGTTGCGGCCGGAGCCTAGGAAGGCAATCATCTCGTTGAAGACGCAGCAGGCAAAGGTGCCGACGACGCCTTTTTGGATCTGCGCACCTTCAATGCGAGCGAACGGGAACAGGTCACCACCCACGTTGTCGAACACCTCGATGGTATGCCGGTTCAGCGCATAGACCTCGTTGCGCAGTTTCAGCAGGGCCACCACCGGGTCAGGGTCCACCTCGGATGAACCATACTTCAGGGGGTTGACCTGCGTCGGGTCCGTCAGTTCCGTGACCACCAGGAACTCGCCATCGGTGGTCATGAAGTAGCCGTCAACCCAGCAGAAGTCCAGCACCGTGCCGAGGTCTGGATCGGTCACTTGCGTGAGCGTCGTGCCGTTCCAGTAGTACAACCGTCCACCGGATGCGATGGCCAGGCGGTCGAACGAGTAGTCGAACGTCACCAGTTGATCCACGGGGCCGCCCACATCACCCAGCACCGTCACCGCGCCGCTGTTGGAGATGCTCACCAGCTTGGTGCCCATGACGCGGTAGAGCGTGCCGCGCCACTCAATGCCGCCGCGGTCAGTGCCGGGGCCGGTGCCATCGCTCACGATCCCGTCAGCAGGGCGCAGGTAGGCGTCGCTGATGCCGCTGCCCTTGGGCGTGACGAAGAAGTTGACCGGGTAGGCCGTGCGCAGGTCAGGGCCGTTGTCGGTGTAGATGCCGCTGACGATGGGGATTGCGGCCATGTCAGCAGTTCCACGCCTTCAGGGCCAGCGCCTTGCGGGTAGGCTTGCCCTTCTCGTCCTTCATCGGCCCAGGCATCCCGCCCATGCGAGCGCAGAACGACTTGCGCCGTGCGGCGTCCTTCTCGGTTTTCGGGTTTGGCGCAGGGGGCTTGAGGTTCATGCCCTGAGCCTTGGCAGAAGCACGCCCCTTGGCATTCAGGCCGCCCTTGGGGTTCTGGCCTTCCTTTCGGGTCCACGCAGGGCTCTTGGCCATGATCAGGCCCACATTCTCGCAGGCGTTACCGGAAATACTTGGTACGGTGCCAGCTCCGGGGTTTCGTCGGTGTGGCGCACGTTGACATGCCAACCGTCCAGCGGAGCCATCTCAGGCACTTCGCCTTCGTCGGTTTGGATCGTCTGGCCCGTGGGCTTGTAGATCGTGCCGATGACATCCACAGCGGCGTACTTGGGCACCAGCACCGTCTCGACCACATCGCCCTGCACGTTGGTCTGCTCGGTGAACAGCGCCGCGTTGGCCTCGGCTTCGTCAGCGAATTTCAGGAAGGTATCGTGGTACATGGGTGCTCCTTAAGCTGTGATGGCCTGCAACTCGGCATTGCTCAGGCGGCGGGGGTAGTAGGTGATGCGACGGAGATATGAACTAGCGTATGAAGCAGCGCCGTTGCTCCCCAAATACAACGTCGTTACTGTCGGCAAAGTTCCTGATGTATCGGTTCCAACCGTTCCGCCACCTTGAGACGTTGCAAAATCATTTACTGCATACGCGCCTGCCACTTTGACAGTAGCGTTGTTTGCAAAACTGCCGGCATTATTGATGTCTGCTTGATCTACGCCGCCATCAACTATTCTCCATGCGGTGCCCGCAAGGCTTGTGTTGTTGCTGATGATCATGCGCTCATTAGCTGTCCCATCGCCAAATGTTGCTTGTGATCGAGATGCGGTTGTCGCTGGAATACTGAACTCCGCAAACAACGTCCCCGCCGTCGCGTTATACCAAGGGCTCAGCGTATTCACTGAAGCCACATCGGCTGCACGGGTCAGCGCGGTGGTGGTGGTGGGGATGACGGAGGTGGCAAACGCGCCTTGCTCTAGCTGGGGCAGGCCGATACGCAGGGTGACGTCGATGGCGACACCTGAGCTGAAATTGAGAAACAATTGCGGCTGAACAAAAGCAGTCCCAACTGTCGCAATCGTCCCCGCAGCACTTACTCTTGTAAGAGAAGCTGTTGTGTTTAGATTTGGCCCCGTGAGAACACTTAGAAATGTCGGAGTTGAATCAAACAGGTTAATTGTTGTACCGCTTCCAGTAATATTTGTAAGACTGCCTCCTACCAACGCCGTCCAATATGATAAAGCCCATGACTGCCCATTAGAAGCTGCAATATTATTTTGTATTTCTGAAAGAATTCTTACCTGAGTAGTTGACGTTGTTCCGCTAAAACGAATATCAATGTAAGTGACACCGTTGCTGGTGCCGGTTCCAACCACTTGTTGCGTCAAAGTTCCAAGCCCACTGACACTCCAATTCGTCGGCAACGTCCCCGGCGTCCCAGCCACCGCACCCACCATCGTGTTGTTGCGGATGCCGTTCGTCCTCGACTCCTCAATCAGCAGCCCCTGAGCCGCCAGCGTGCTGGGGTTGTAGTCGAAGCGTGGGGCGTTGATTGCTGCGCTCTGCAGCACACCAGCCGAGTCGAAGAACGTGCCAGTGGACGCTCGGGTGAAGGTAACGCGAGGATCTAGCATGGTGCCATTGACAAAATTTAGAGCAAATGATGGGCCGCTGGCGCCAAAAAACCGTTGCCGCCCTCGGCTGCGGGTCAGCGGCAGCATGATTAAAGGCCCCGACCAGGAATGATGTGCAGCGAGCCGGTGCCGCTGCTGGTGCGATATGCCACCGTGTTCTCGTAGCGGGCCTTACTCAGAGACACCTGCGTGTTGGGAAGCACAGGGTAATCGGCCAAGGTAGCCGTCTGCGCGCCTTCGCCGACGCGGACGTACACGGTCAGCACAGAATCAAGGTTCGTCAGGACAACGCTTTCTGAACTGACGACAGTGAACGTGGACGAAGCCGATGTGCCAGTGGGTGCGACAGTGACGCCGCTGCCGTAGGCCGGCTGGAATGAATCGGTGGTGGTTGTCATGTTGATCCTCGGTGTGTCAGGCGATGCGATACCAGGAGTTCGTGGCCTGGTAGAAGCGAATTCTGAACGGCGCTGCCGCCGTCAATGAGCCGCCCGAGGTGACGCCGTAAAGGGCAGACGCGCCGTTCAGGCCGATGTTGAGCGTCGTAATGCTCTGCGTGGTCGTGACGAGCACCTCGGTGCCATCGGGCGTGCTGGTGTTCAGCGGCAGCGTGATGGTGCCGGATGCCAGCGCCCCAGCAGGCTGAAGAAGCATCCACTGCTGCTCAGACACAGGCGTCGGCACAGCGATGCTGAATCCCGTCGCCGGAACCGACAAAGTTGTGGCCACCGTTGGCGATGCGAACTGCTGCTGGAAGTAGGTCAACAAGGCCGACATCGGCAGGCGGCGAGCGTCGCCCGTGTTCGGAGCGTAGACCGCCAACTGGTCACCAGGTGATGCCTGCGACAGCAGCGGAAGTTGATAGATGAGTGCCATGTGTGCCTCGTTGCGCGATGCGCGTCAGTTGAGTTCGAGCGGACCGTCAGGGCCGACTTGCACCGGGTTGACAGGCGGCCGTAGGAACGGATTGTCATACACGCGCCAGGGCTTGTTGCCAGCGCCTGCCGGCATCGTGCTGGGCATCTGCTGTTCCAGCGGGAACGTAGCACGCTGCAGCAGCGTGTCATAGCCCTGCTTGGCAGTGGCCATCGTCATCGGCATGACCTGCTTGCCATAGCTCGGAGCCAGGCGGATGCCCAGACTGCAGATGATCGCCTCGTAGGCCGAATCTGGCACGAAGGTTTCCTCGTCAATGCTGCCCTGCTCGGGGCTTGACGGGATGGGATT